CGGTAGGCTCGTTCATGCCTATGAACACGACGCTGTCGCCGGCATTTTTGATTTCACCGGCAAAATTTGTGTTGCATATTTTGTTTGCGATGAGGTTGTCCTCGTTTGTGCGGAGAATCTCCGCGGAAATGATTTTTTCAATGCTGTTGTAGTTACTCACGATTTTATCCTCCTCAGAATTTCCAGCTCTTGATGGAATTCAGTATCTTTTTATAATTCTTTCTGACCGCCGAAGGTGTCATTCCCTCAACATCTTCTTTGGAATACGGTGCTTCCGATTCATCGTTACCGACCGGGAGCGACCTTTCCTCGTTGTATCGGTTGATTTCGGCGGCTTTATCGTCGTTTTCGGCTTTGACCCTGATATAAAGAGCATAGGCATAAGCCAGCGGAATACCGCCTGCGGCTTCGTTCCACACCTCTGCCGGTATCATATCGGCGCTGACGCCCGGAAAGTATTCGCGGAACTGCTCAATGTCGCTTTTCATCGCCTGCTCGTCCCGGTCGCGCCTTTTGATCTCGCGCGCCTCTCTGCGTGCGTTTTCGGCGCCCGCGAGTCTGGTTCTGATCTCCTCCGGAAGTCCGTCCGTGCCTTCGAGAACGCTGTCATTTCTTTTCTTTATGAGCGCAAGTATATATTCCTCCGGCGAAACGCTTTCGTCGTCCGCCAGATCGCATACCGCGTCATATATCTGCTTCTGTGTCATTTGTCTGTCCTTTCTGCTCCTGCTGAAGTCTGATCTCCTCCATCAGGGCTTTTTTCTTGGGTATAAGGTTGTCCGGTACGCGTTCAAGATACTGAAGCGTACTGATATAGCCGTTTGTCAGCAGGTTGTCCAGCGTACTGAGACATGAAATTTCCGACCAGTAATTGACGGCGCCCACATCGATACGACAGTCAAAAAGCGCATTCCGCGCCTTTCCGAGCTTCAGCGCCGCATATCTGCCACCGTCGCCTTCGGGGATGTATACAAGTCGGTCGTCGCTGTAATAGGCAAAGATGAAATCCAGCCATACCGTT